TCTTAAGCGCTCGTCGGTGATTTTACCTGAAGCTGTCATAGCCTCGCCACGGTCCATATCGGCGAGTAAATACTCATCAACAGTGTTGACGGCTTGTTGTGCAAAGGTCGCTTCCTCGGCTTGTCTGGTTAGTATAGCGCGAGTATCGCTAGGTAAGTCATTAGCCCACGATTGCTTTAATGCTTCAACCCTATCTCTTGGGTCCATCATTTTTAATCGCCCAACGGCTGCGTCAGTTCGCCATTGCTGTTTAATTTTACCGGCTTGCTCATTAGTGTAATAACCCATATCAACAGCAGAATCTAATCGAGCAGATACGGTCTGCCTTACAACTGATACATCATCAGGTGTGCCGGTTAGTGCCATTTCTCTTAAACTGTTAAGGCTTTCATTTACAGAGTTGCGCTCAAAATCTTTTTCTTTACCAAAAGCCACACCTTTCATACGCTCCTTGCCTTGCTCTATTCGCAATCGGTTTCTACGTAAGAATTCAGCCCTTGCTTTAGGGTTTGTAATGGATAATGCGACATCAGCTAAGCCTCTATCCATATTTGAAGTATATCTTTCACCTATGGTCTGATAGTCAGTATCTTGATCGTAAGCGTTATCTTGGGTGTTTTTTAAGGTAAGGAAATCTGATTCAGCTTTTGAAGTTTCGTATCTGTCACGCTCATTAACCATCTTACGAAGTGATTGACCTAATTCAGTAGGTGCAATATTTCTAGGATCAATAGTCGTTATTTGGCGTTGGCCACTTGCTATTTTTCTTTGTAGGTTTGCTGCATCAGGTATCTTGGCCATTACAAACCAAACCCGAAGAAGCTTGAAGCATCTTCCATTATTGTGCCGATAGCCTTACGCTGACCTTTTTTCTTAGCCATTTTTCCTTCAAGTCGAACGCCTTTTGCGGCCAAGTCCATACCTGTTGCTTGCTCTTCTGCCTCAAACAAAGCGGTTAGTGCATTGTAATCGGTGATCTGCTCTAGTTTAGCTTTTTGCTCTATGGCTCCCGCATCTGTTGTGGACCCGCCACCAGCAGCCATAATTGCTTGCATGTCTGATTGAGCTTTACTTCCTTGTCTTTTTAGCTCTTGCGCCTGCCTTGTGCCTTGCGCCCTTTTAGCCGTAGCATTTCTCTCTATCTGTTTAGCTTTGAATTTAGCAACTTTATCGGCTGCATTGCCTTCCATAATAGAAGATCCTATTCCAAATATAGAAGAGGCAGAACCTAGTGGATCTTTTATGACGTCCATATATAACTCCTGTCATTCATTAATTCAAAACCTATACGCTCAAGCACTTTAGTTGAATTATACTCTTTTTCGCTTGCAATTGCATAAACAGGAAGATCGTAATTACTTAAAATTTCTTTAAACATCCTTATAACTTTAATTATTGTTTTAGGGTGCTTTCTTAAATCATCCTTCATACAACTAAAAGCTTGTAGTGGTCTTGTATGCAACACGCCAGCAATACCGATAACCTTATCATCAAGCTCTACAGCGACACCCCTAACGGTTGCGCCTAAGCTTTGAAACTCAGTCAGGTCGTTTTTAGTTAATGGGCGTATATTAGGAGTCTTTAACATTGAACACCATAGCTAATATTGTTACTGGGCCAGTTGCTCTTATTGCAACCCTACTATCAGTTGTATGATCCCCATTAAATTCAAAAGGAGTATTGTCATATTGGTTTACATCATCATCCTCTTCGTATTCAGGCAAGGGATCTAATTCAGTAAATGAAGGTCCATAAGTAAATACGTTAGGATAAAGGTCTTTGGCGATCAGCCCTATTTCAGTTATTCTAGATCTTGCTGTTAATCTTGATGATTGAGATGTTGCACCACTCGGTACATATTGACCTAGTTTATTAGATAGGTAATCAGCAACATAAGGCAATCCAACCACCACATCAGTCCATGCGGTAGGTACGGTGATGCTACCACTTGATACTGTGAACGTACCTCTATCGGCACCATCAGCCCAAACACCAACCGTACTACCCTCTAAATGAGATAACCCTGTTATCGTTGTTCCTGGTGATGTGTAAGACTTGAAAGCATCAAAGTGTTTATCAACATACTCAGATAATTTAGCCATTTTTTCAAGGTATCTTGTGCCGCTTCGATTAACAGTGAAGTAAATTATATCCTCTTCTAATCCTGGTAGAGTAACAACGTCTTCAACCAACCCGTCTTTAACAGTTAACTGACTCCACGCCGCGACCTCTTCGGCAGAGTCAAATAAATAAATCCTAACTGTTCCATCATCCAGTACTATAATTATTCTGGTTTCTGGCTGTCTTACTACAGCAATTCTCTTAATACCTGCACTACATACTTTTTGATGCAAGGTCATTAAGTCACGTCCTTTGTGATTATCAGAGCCTAATGCGTATTCCAACTCCATTATTTTAACACCAGATCTCTGAACATAATAAAGCAAGTCATCTATTCTGATGGGTGCTATTGGTGCCGAACCTTGTGATGAACCAGACTTAAGGTTTATATTGTTCTGTGTGAGTATTTCACCAAATGATGATGATCTAACGCTAATTTCATCAGTAGTTATCCCCATGATTAACCTTGTGGATTCACCAAGCCAATGAACCGTGTCAATAGGTCCAAAGCCGATAGTCCTAAATATAGATTTAGAATCACCTTCTAGATCGCGATCAAATGATTGAAAAGCATCAGACACTGAACCCCATAGATTTGTCTGACCAGCAAACCACAACCTACCTTCATACAGTTTTGTTGCTGATGGATAACCGTCAATATCAGACCATTGACCCTGAAACCAATTTTTAGTTGCTAGAGTTGAACCAAAAGCCTCAAGTATAGCAACTGTAACTATGGTGGATGATGTGTAAGATACGACTCTACATATCCCTTCAATAGAGCCACCGGTAAAGTCTAAAGTTAAATCAATTGAACCAGCGGCGTAATCACCAGTCTTTACATGTAACCTATAAAAAAATATGGAATTATCTAGCTCATCGTCAAACGTTTTTGATTGATCGGTTGTGTAGTCCTCAACATCAACCCATGTTGCATCATCAACTGATCTTTGTAATGTGACGGTTGAGCCTGTACCTGATAAACTAGCGACAGTAATAGTAAACTGACGAGTTTCAGCGACACCGGTAACCCTAATTGAATTGGTTCCTGTATCTTGCGCTGTAACCGTTGCTGTAACTGTTTGGCCAGCAGACCCTAGTTTAAATAAAGAGCCTATATGGAGTGGTTTAAAGAATGCTGATGATGCTGTTAATGTGGCGTCACCACTTAAAGCACTTGAAGTTAGTGTGATATCAGAAATATTAATACTATCAAAAGGGCCATCACTAGTGAAATAATCAACAACAGACCATGATTTAATACCTCTTCGTTCTATCTTAAACATCTGACCGCTATTAAAAGCAATAAAAATAACATCAGCTGACTGAGTATACCTAACGCTAGGCAATTCAGATGTAGATACTCTTGTTGTGAATATAACCTCACCGGCGGCTTCAATATCAATTGAGCTAACTCTTACTGTGTATTCAACAGAGCTTGACATTGTAACAGTGAAATCAGAAGCTGGAGAAAAAACCAAAGAGTGATCACCAGCAGATAAAGTGCCTGAGAATATATCATCACTGCTTGCGCCACTGGTCCCTATTTTAATTAAAACATCGCCTTGGAATATATCCAAAGACAACCCATGCTCTAATCCAACATCAGGAGCCGCCACAGTTACCGTTTGATATAATACCGCGCTTGTTGTTCCTGAACCTGTAAGTACTGCGTACCCGTTAAGTTCCCATGCAGTTGAACTGCCAGCGCCTGAAGCATCGGTCCACCCAGTTATGTCAGTATCAAAATCAGGGTTGGTTATTGTGCTACCTACCGCTGTTCTTGCTAATATTGCATCGTCTATCCATATTCTTAATTGATTGTTGGTTAGTTGTAACAGGGCAATATCTTCAATAGCAGATATAAATTCAATATTATAGGTTTCACCAGAGCCAGATATAGCACCAATACTTTCAGTCCCAGGCTTATATTGCATCGGGCCTAAACGCAAAGGCAAAAAGTTAAGCATGGTTTCACAAGAGTTATTGACTTTACTTACATCATCTCTCGACAAGGCTAGTGGATCTACTTCACCCCTGTTGAATTTGTTATAAACGGCCATTATGGCCTCCGTCTTCGGCTTCGACCTTGGTTTCTAGCTCTTACCCAACTACCTTCAGCTATTAATCTAGGAGGGGATTGCATAGCATCAATTGATTTAGCTGCACTTTCGCGTTTATTGAATTCAGAATCAACCTTTTTCTCACTGGTAGGGGCTAATGTCATGTAAGCATCTTTAGCTATACGAGCAGCTATTAAGCGCCTAAATGATGGTGACCATCCACTAGGATCAGCGATAAAATCAGTTGATACATATTGAATGAATATCTCATCTTGGTCAGTATAAAAAACCTCACCTTCATCATAATAGGTTTTTAATGGTCTCTGGAAGTACTCATCAAAATAGACACCCTCTAGCCGGTGCAAATCAGTCGGTGTATCGTGGCCTCTTGCGTAACCCCATTCAGGTTCTATTGATGTGTTGAATTCAGACTTAACAGATTTTAACGCAAAGTGCCAACCGATATCTTCAAGGACCGCTTCAACCAAATCTGCATCGACAGCCGTATCAATAACAGAGCGCCTATTGGAGTCATCGTTATTATCTGTGATTTTCTCAAGACCCATAATCAACAACGCATCGTTGTAAACATTTAGCCATTTATTTGATAGTGTTGACGTTGATGCTTTAGATCGCTGTCTTGGCTCATTGGTACTTTCAATATTTAAAGCAGCTTCGACTCGTTCAGAAAACTTTTCATCTAATGCTTCGTATTTATCAGGGGCTAACCTTTCGGATATTTTTCTACCTAGATAAGTTGATACCACATTAGCGAAAGCCGGTGACCATTTAGTATAAACTTCAGCGTTATCTGATGATGCATAGCGAACAAAAATAGTATCGTATTCACATGCGATTGCTCTATCTTCGTTTATGTATCTAGATATTGGCTGATCAAGACGTGAGTCGCTATAAACATCTACTGTAGCAATCCAGTCGCTAGGCAACGCAAACACATTATCTAAATCGTGATTAGCACTAGGAGTTGAAACTGTGAGCTTAATTGTTTTTCGAGAGAAAACAGGTTTTACAATTTCAAGACAATAGTTAATTGCATCGAAATCAAATGCGGAATCAAGTAAACGTCTTGGCTCTCGATTCTCTGTGAGGCTTGTTAATGTGCGCTCACCTATTAGGATTAGCGCATCGTTATATACCTTTAGTTTATCAAGAGCCATAACTACCTCTTATCGGCTTAGTGCTGTCAAATATTCTTCTAGTTCTCGGTAAGCGTCAGACTCTTTAGGTATGTCTTTCTTAATAAACTCACCTGTATCAGTATTTTTAATGCACCACTTTAATTTACCACGGAGCTTAACTTCATATTTTGATGTTGGAATGTCAATTTCTTCATCGCCAACTAAGTCGGCTCCACCAACAACCTTTAACCTCGCATCAGTGCCTTGTGAAAATGTCACGATAAGATAAGCAACAAAGCTATGATCTTCAGCTATTGCGCGTACTTCATCAAACATTCTTAACTTGGGCGCTACGTTAAC